ATGAAGAAATACGTCGTCTACCTTCGGCATTGGCCCAAGAAACGCAATTCCGCAATCCACCCCGACCTGCCGGCGCAGAAGTCGGAGGCGGCACGGTTCATCTCGTACAACGAGGGCCGAATCGTGGGCGAGTACACGGAGAAGGAAGAGCGGTGGCCCGATCCCCAGGACGCGCGGCCGGAGTTGAAGAAGGCCATCGAGCACGCGATTCGCTCCGAAGCCACGCTGGTGATCCCCTTTCTGGGCCGATTGGCCCGGAGTGTTCCCGTCACGCAAATGTTGCTGCAAGCGTCTGGCAAGGGGTTGAGCTTCCGCTGCCTGGACTATCACGAAATGCATGACCGGACGATTCATATCCTGGCGAATATGGCTGGCGAGGAATCCCGCAAGGCCAGCCACCGGATCAAGAACGCGCTGGCCGGTGCGCAGGAGCGGGGTGTGAAACTCGGTTCCAGCCGGCCGGGACACTGGGAGGGCCGCGAACATCGCCGGGGAACGAAGAAGGCGATTGCCGCTGCCGCGAAGAAGAAGAAGGCAAGGACGCGGAACACCTATGCCTTCCTCATGCCGGAGATCAAGACGCGGCGGGAGCGGGGCGAGACGCTGCCGGAGATTGTCGACTGGCTGAACCAGCAAGGGCACAAGACCACGGCCGGCAAGCCTTTCACGCAGACCGCTGTGTGGCGGCTGATCGACCGCTACCTGGGCAAGGAGTTCCTCGGCAACAACACTCGGAAGTTCAAGGCGGTCTCCTGAGAGCCGAACCGGGAGGATGACCAGTGAAATCCAGCAAGGCACCAACCCCGAAGTTCCCGCCGCCTGACGAATATCCCTGGCACGCCGGTCCCTATCGGCCGCCGGTCGTCAAGGTCGGTACGGTGTTGCACGACGAGTACCGCGGCGACGTGACGGTGGACGGCATGACCGACACGCCGATTTCCTGGCCGGGATCGAAGTACAGCAAAGGCCGGCACGAGTCCCTGCTGCCGATCCTCTGCGGTGATCTGGTCCGCGCCGTGTGCGAGGAGGAAGAATTGACCGTTGCCTACTACTGGGGCGTGACGCGCTACATGGTGGAACAGTGGAAGCGGGCGGTGGCCGGGGCCAAGGATTCCAACAGCGTGTTCTTCAACCTGACGATGAAGCGGAGCGATCCCGAATTCCGCAAGAGGTTCGGCTACCCATGAAGTGTTATGCCTGCGATGCACCTGTGCCGTCCGATGCCCCCGAGGACAACCTTTGTCTCTGTCGGAGTTGCTGGCTGAAGGCGGTTCGCCCCGGCCGAGAGAACTGGATGGACGTACTGGGGGCTGTCTACAAGTTCAAGCACCAGGACGATCCCGAGGTTGAGCGATTGGACCACGAGGACTACCGGGATCTCGCACGGCTCGGGTTGTGGCCGAAGTTTCGCGCCGATGCCGACCTCATTTTGGACGAATTGGAGAGACGTAGCGCGTGGAACGAGGCGTATCGCTCAGCTTTTCAGCAGGCTCTTCTGACACCGCCCGACCCGGTAGCAAGGGATCGGCGGACAACTGAGACCGCGCGGGAGATCAGTCGCCGCCTCGCCTTCGACGACGAGCATCCAGGTATCTATCAGACGGGCCAGGAACGCGCCGAGGCGTATGGTGTCTTCTTTCCTCCGCCCCTGACTCGCGAGGACGTGGACGAGATATTCGCCGAGCGGGACAGAGAGTGGGGCTTGAGGCCGGTTCTGCTCCCCTTTGTTCCTGGGGCCGACTCTTTGGGCGTCGAGCAGGCGACCGGTTGAAGAGTCGATCCATGAACTACCTCTCCCGAAACCATTTTCGTCGGTGTGCCGATCCTCCGACCGCGCCGGCGTTGCCGCTCGGCTGATAGTCTACCCGCTCGACGCCGGTATCGGGTCGCACGACTCATTGTAATCTCTTCGCTTTCAGCCCGTTTGAGCGGCTCTGCATTTGTGTCAGCCGGGGCTGCTTCTAAGGGCATCGAGCAGGTTTCGCCGCCCACTTGGTTTTCTTCTTGACTTACGGTTCTTCTGACATCATTATAAGTTGAGAGACGCACCAAGATTCAGGAGACCACGACCGTGACCGAGAAGTACGTCGCCTACTACCGGGTGAGCACCAAGAAGCAAGGCGCAAGCGGCCTGGGCCTTGAGGCCCAGCAGAAGGCCGTCCATGAGTTAGCCGCCTATCATGGGGCAACAATCATCGCCGAGTACGTCGAAGTCGAGACGGGAAAACGGGCCAACCGGCCCAAGCTGGCCGAGGCGCTCAACCATGTCCGCACGACCGGGGCCAGGCTGATCATCGCCAAGCTGGACCGGCTCGCCCGCAACGTCCATTTCATCAGCGGCCTGATGGAGTCGCACGTCCCCTTCGATTGTGCTGACCGGCCCGGAGCTGATCCCTTCCGCCTCCATATCGAGGCCGCGATCGCGGAAGAGGAGGCCCGCAAGATCAGTGAGCGGACGAAGGTTGCCCTGGAGCGAGCAGCAGCGCGTGGCGTGAAGCTTGGCTCGGCGCGGGAGGGGCATTGGAACGGACGCGAGCACCTGCGGGACGCCGGAATCAAGAAGGCCCAGCCGATGGGCACAGCCGTCAATGCCCAGACGGCACAGGACCATTACACGGCGGGTATCGTCCCGAAGCTGAAGCAATGGCGAGTGGAAGGCAAGTCGCTCGACGAGATCGCCGCGCAACTGAACGCCGAGGGCTTCACGACCCGCCGGGACAAGAAGCCGTTCACCAAGGCGATCGTGTGGCGGCTGATCGACCGCTACCTCGGCGGGCAATACCTGGGCAGCAACCGGCAATTGGCGTGCGCCGCCGGCTAATGGTGCCCGGCCGCCACAGAGCGATCCGCCTTATCGTTTCTTCTTGGTCGCCTTCTTGGCGGCCGGCCGCAGCTCGGCTTGCACGGCCCGCGTTTTCTCGATGATCGCTCCCATTGCCGCGGCCCAGGTCTGGGCGTCGAGCAGTCGCAGGGGATTCTGCGTCGAGGCGGCAGGGAAGGTGATCCGAACCTCGCAGCCACGGCCAGGCTTGAAAAGGGCGACTTCGGAGCGAATCACCAACGCCTCGTTCTCGGTTCCCTTGAAGGGGTGCGCCGTCAATCGGATGCCCCAATCGAACGCCTCGCGTTCGATCATTTCCTCCTCCTCTACGGCAACCGCCGGCTTCTTCGTTCGGCGGGTTAGTTTCTTGGTGGCCATGTCGCCTCCAAAGCGAATCGACTGGTTTGCAGCGTTTGCGCAATTCTAGGTCAGCATCCGCCGAGCCGCAAGGAACAGATAAAGGTGCAGCGGGCCTTTGTAATCGCCCGCGCTTTCACTTCCTTTGACATTGTGCCGCCGATGCCGTGGCAGAAGGCGCGGTCATTGGGCAATTCAGCCGCGTCGGCAGTGGACGACGGGGCCGCGCGGTGACTCCATTGGGAGTCGCTGTGCCGCGTCACAAGAAATCACCGGATTGTTGAAAGAAGACGGCGTTTTTGGGGTTATGTGTAGGTGAGGAATTCGTGTGCAATGCAACGTGTCACCGACCTAGCCGATCCCCGCCGCTGCAAGGGCGCACAGCCCGATGGGCAGTGCCAGAACCTCGCCGAGGAAGGCTCGGACTACTGCCGGGCCTGCGGCGGCGAGAGCCGGGCACCGGAGCGACGCCTGAAGCAGTACCTCTTGGCAAGGGCGCAGGATCGGACGCGGCTGGCCCAGCTTGACGATCCTGAAGGACTCAAATCGCTACGGGACGAGGTGGTGATCGCCACGGGGATGCTGGAACGCCGGCTGAACATGGTCGATTCGGACGCCGAGTTCCTCCAGGCGTTTCCGCAGATCGAGCGGTTTCTGAGGTCGGTCGCCGAACTGAAGAAGTCGTCGTTCTTCTTGGAACAGAAGTCCGGCGCGATGCTTTCGCGGGAACAGGCGTTTGGGCTGGTCCGGCTGATGATCGCGATTGTCGTGGACGAATTGGACGGCATCCCGAACTACGAGCAAATCATGGATCGCATCGTCACGAGAATCCTGCCGACCGTCCAGAACGCGGGCAAAACGGAAGCCGAGACCGCATGAATCTCGTGTGGTGCGAAGTCTGCGGCACTCGTCCGCCCATGTTCAACGAACGCCGCTGCGAAGACTGTTGGGCGTCCGACCAAGCCCGTTATGACCAACGAAGGGTCGCCAACATCAACACAATGGCACAGTCGAGCCGGGAGTATTGCGATGTTCCCGTTCAAGCGGAAGATCGTGCTGCCCGGCGAGGCCGAGTTCAAGGCCGGTGACATCATCGGATTCAGTGGACGGAGTTGGCTGAGTGCAGGCATCAACCTTGCGACCTACGGGATTCCACTGTGGGGACTCAGCCATGTGGGAGTCATGGCCAACGCCCCGGACGGTCGGCTGCTGATTTTCGAGAGCACATCCCTGGACGGCGACATCCCCTGCGAAATCACCGGCAAGGCGATCTGTGGCACGCAAGCTCACGCTCTGGACTTCATCCTTGGGCATTACCACGGAAAGACGTACCACTATCCTCTCTACCGACCGCTCTATCCGAATGAAGACGAGCGGCTGACCGAGTTTCTCATCGACACCATTGGCGTGCCCTACGACGCTATGGGCGCATTTCGTTCGGCCGGCGTGGGGCTGTCATGGATCGAGTCCTTGTTTCGTGAGCAAAGCCTGACTTCGATCTTCTGCAGCGAGTGGGTGGCGGCGGCGTATGCGGTGACTGGACTGCACCCGACCGACAACGTGAGTCGCTGGAACCCGAACCGCCTCTGCCGTCACTTACGCGGCCACAACATTCTGTGCAAGCCTCGGAGGCTCAAATGAAACGAATGCTCTTCGTCCTGGCCCTGCTGGTTTCGGTCGCCGGCTGCGAAGTCACCGAGAACGTCGGAAATCGCGCGGTCAGGAAGGAACGCCCGGTCGTCAACGTCCCGCGTGCCTTGCGGCAGAGCAACTGGCTGGGTAATCAGCGCGAAGGCTCGTGCGTCCACGCCTCCATGATCTCGCTCTTCCGCTGGCAGGGCCGCTACAAGGCGGCCGACTACTGGCGGCGGACCTACGGCAATGGCGAGTGGCCGGAGGATATGGCGACGAAACTCGACCGCGAGGGTATCCGCTACGCATACATCGAGAACGGAGACGTGCGCTTCCTGGAATGGGCGTGTCGCACGAGGCGCGGCTGCGGCATCACGGTGATGGGCGGTGCCCACATGGTCGCCCTGGTTCACCTGGACGAGAAGTGGGCCGCGCTACTCGACAACAACAACGTCTCCAAGTTTATCTGGGTTCCCCGTGAGACCCTGATCGCGGAGTGGAAAGCCAGTTACGGGTGGGCGGTGACGCCGATCTACACCCCGGCGGCCCCGCTGCCACAGTAATCCACCGAGTCACTAACCCTGTGAGGAAACCAATGAAGCGAGTCCTCTTGAGTATCTGTCTGTTGCTCGCTGTGCTGGCGGCAGTCGTCCCGTCCTTTGCGGACACCGCCACGGCCAACGGCGTGCTGGCCGAACAGCGCGTCGTCAATCTGCCCAATGACCAGAGCAAGTGGTACATCAGCGTGGTCGGCAATGCCAACGACACGGCGTATCTCCGCGTGCTCGGCTGGTTCGAGGCGAACGCCAGCTTGAAGACCCTGAAGACCAAGGTCCATTTCTGCCCGGTCACGACTGGCACTCCGATCTATCAGGAACGGTACGCTGCCAACGTCAAGAGCCTGCCGACCGTGCGGGTCCAGAAGCCGGACGGCACCGTGGTCTACGAGGCAGCCGGCAAAAACCTCCCGATGACGGCCGAGGGCCTCTACGGCGCGATTGCCGGTGCGGTCAACAATGCCCAGGGCCTTCGACCGATTCTTCCTTGGCGGCGCGACATGGAACGACGTTGCCCCGGTCCCGGACCGTGCCCTACGCCCAATCCGCAGCCGCAGCCCGGTCCCCAGCCCGATCCTGAGCCTCAGCCAATCGACGACGGCGGGCCGCCCGACCTCGATCCGCAACCCGTCACCGAGGGCTGGCCGCTCTGGGGTCTGGCCCTGCTGGTCAACGGCGGCTTCCTGGTCGGCCTTGCGGCGGGCTATGGCCGCAAGCTGGCCGCGAAGCTGCGCAGCGTGAAGTAGTCGCGTCCTGTCTCTGTCCCCTGACCATCCGGCCATCTAAGCGGCCACACTCGAACACCTGGAGAAGAAAAGATGAACCCCACCGTCGTGATCTGGATTCTGGCCGTTGTGGTTGCCGTGCTCGTGGGCCGTGAAGTCGGCAAGTGGCTTTTCGGTGAGAACGCCAAGCTGCAACAGAAGAAACGCGCCGCCCAAGTGCTAGCCGGCAAGCTGCGGGCCGCTGGCCTCAAGTGGATTCCCGCCCTCCTGGAAGACTTCGCCGTGGGCGATGTCCAGGACATGGTGGAGAAGATTCACGATCTCGCCAAGCTGGTGGAGGCCGGCAGTGACGCCATCGAGAAGGAGTTGGAGACGACCTACGAGAACGTCTTGGCCAGGAAGCTGGCCAGCCCCGAGGGCTTGGCCCTGATTAAGGCGAAGATCGCCGAGATCGAGGGCGCGGCCCGTGCGCCGGCAGCAGAGGCTCCTGCCCCGGCGGCCCCGCCCGCGAAGTCGTAACCTTCTCGACGATCTTTCACGTCAGCCCTGCGGCCATACGCGGGGCTGATTCTCCGGCGGCTCCCGGATGCTCCGCGAGCCGCCCGAGAATCGGAGAACCTGACGATGATTCGACGCTTGCTCCTTGCGATTGTCGCCTTGACGTTGCTCACCGGCTGCGAAGCGCCGCAGCAACGCGGCTGTGTGCGGCCGAGGGTGATTGCCTTCACGGCAACGTCGTGCGGCCCGTGCAATACGGCCAAGCCCTATTTGATCCAGGTGGAGGCGGCCGGCGTCGAAGTCCAGATCGTGGATATTGACCAGAATCCTGACATTGCCCGGCAGTACGGTGTCACCAGCGTGCCGACGTTCTTCGTCTACGTCTGTGGGCGAAAGACGGTGCGGACCCAGGACGTGGCGGTCGTGGTGGCCCTCACGCGCTTTGGGTGCAGGTGATGGCCCGCCGCCGTTGCCGCAACTGCCCCGACGAGCAAGGGCCGGCAGGGGAATCGAAGCCGACGAAGATCGTCGCCTCCCGCCGTCGCCGGGGCCGAGAACGAAACACGAGGTTGCACCGGGCCGAACGCCGAAGCAACCAGCGAGCCGCACTTGCCGCTGTCCTAAGCGAACCTGTGATGCAACCTCACTAAACCATGACGCTCCACCATGAATTTTGTGGACGAGTTGCGACAAGCCTTTGGAGAGGGACTGCTGAGCCACAATCTTCGGTCGTGCAGCCGGTGGGCCGAGCATCGACGGGTGATGGGAGCGCCGTTTAGCGGTGCGTATGGCTTCGGGCGGCATCCTTGGTGCCGCGAGATTCACGACAGTCAGGCCGCGTGGACGATTGCGATGAAGGCCGCCCAGTTGGGCGTGACAGAGACGGGGATCAACCGGGCCTTCTTCACGTTGGACCAGTCGAAGCGAGACGTGCTGTATGTCCTGCCGACGGCGCTGAACGCGAGCGACTTTTCCAAGGCCCGCTTCGCCACTGCCTTGAAGCTCAGTCCCTACCTGAGAGACTTGTTCGTCGATACGAACACCGTGGGGCTGAAATCGACCGGCACGAACGTCCTATACATCCGTGGCAGCCGTGGCGACAGCAACCTGAAGTCCATCCCGGTGTCCGAGTTGGTCTTGGACGAGTTGGACGAGATGGACACCCATGCGGTGTGGCTGGCCTTGGAGCGATTATCGGGTCAGATCGAGAAGCACATTTTGGCGATCTCGACGCCGACCGTGCCGAAGTACGGCATCCACAAGCTGTATCTGACCAGCACCCAGGAACACTTTTACTTACAGTGTCCGCATTGCAGCCGGTGGACCGAGTTGCTGTGGCCCGATTGCGTGGAGGTTATCGGCGAGTCGGTCAACGACCCCCGCTGCAAGGAATCGTTCCTCAAGTGCAAGGAGTGCAAGCACAAGCTGGAGCACGGGGCCAAGCCGGAGTTCCTGGCCGGCGGCAAGTGGGAAGCGACGGAAACGAACGTCTCGGCGGAGGAATCGCGGGGCTTTTACATCAATCAGCTTTACTCGTCCACGGTGACGCCCGGCGAATTGGTGATTGCCTATCATCGTGGGCTGGGTGACGAAGCGGCAGCGACGGAGTTTCATTGCAGCAAGCTGGGTATGCCCTTCATTGGCGAGGGCGCCCAGGTCACGGACGAGATGATCGAGAATTGCATCAAGTCGCACTCGATCAACGATGTGCGCCCGCAGATCGGCGGCGACCGCCTGATAACGATGGGCGTGGACCAGGGGAAGATCGGCTATATCTCGGTCGTCGATTGGTTATTCGACAAGCATCCGGGAGACGACATCAATGCGGCGGCCATCGGCAAGCTGTTGTGGTTCGGCAAGTTCTCCGGCGAGTTGGAGTGGGATTACCTGGACGAGTTGATGCGGGAGTGGCAGGTATTGGCCTGCGTGGTGGACGCCGATCCGTTCACCAACGACGCCCGCCGGTTCGCCAAGAAGTTTCATGGCTACGTGTGGCTGACGCGATACCGGCGCGGCAAGACGGCCAAGGAGATCGCCATTAGCGAGGAAGAGACGGGTGCCCCGTTTGCCACGGTGGACCGCACGAACTGGCTCAGTTGTACGCTCGGCCGCTTCAAGACGAACCCATCCCGCATCTTGCTACCTCGGGACGTTTCATTCGAGTATCGGGAGCACGTCAAGAATCTGGTGCGGACCTACAAGAAGGACGAGACGGGAAACATGGCGGCGGAGTATGTGAACGTTGGGGCCGACCACTTTGCTCACTCCTTCTGTTATGCGGACATCGGCCTGGCACTCGCGCCAATTGGCGGTAGCGGGGAAAACATCGGCAAGGTCACATGAGAGGCTAGGACATGGGAAACGAGTTGCCGAAATTGATCGACAGCCGCCAGCCTGGCTACCTTTCCGGCATGACGGACTGGCGCAAGTGGCGATTGACCTACGAGGGCGGCGACGACTTCCGCGAAGCCTACTTGGAGCGGTTCAGCACGCGCGAAGACCAGACCGACTTCGCCACCCGCAAGGCAATGACGCCCGTGCCGAAGTTCGCCGGCGCTGCTATCAACGACATCCGCAATTCGATCTACCAGCGTCTGAGGGACGTGGCGCGTCGGGGCGGCAGCCGGGTCTACCAAGAGGCCGTCAACGGCAACAACCTCGGCGTGGATCATCGCGGCTCGACCATGAACGCCTTTCTGGGCGTGAAGGTCTTGACCGAGCTATTGGTCATGGGACGGGTAGGCGTGTTCGTGGATCATCCGTTCGTGCCTCGGCACGCGACCCTGGCCAGCGTGCGGCGGCCCGCGCCGTACCTCTACAAGTACGACATTGAGGACATCCTTTCGTGGACCTGCTCGAAGCCGGAAGCCCCTTCCGAGTTCCAGGCCGTGCTGCTGCGGGATACGACGTTGCAGTACGACCAGACGACGTTGCTGCCATCGCTCACGGTCGAGCGTTACCGCTATTTGCGGATTGACGAGAACACCGGCCGGGTCCATTTGCAGTTTTACGACGCCAAGGGTCAGCCGGTCGATCAGTTCGGCCAGCCCGGCGGCGAAATCCAGTTGGAGTTGGAGCGCATCCCCTTCGTGATGCTCGATCTCGGCGGGAGCCTGATCCGAGACGTTTGCCAGCAACAAATCGCGTTGATCAATCTCGGTTCCAGTGACGTGAACTACGCCCTGCGGAGCAACTTTCCCTTCTACATCGAGCAGAAGGACTTGCGGGCGGTGGGTGCGCACTTGAAGCACGCCGCCACGGAAGACGGCACGGCCACCAGCGGCGGACAAGGCGCGGCGGACGCCAGCATCAAGGTCGGCGCGACCCACGGCCGGACTTACGACAAGGGGATGAACGCCCCAGCGTTCATCAATCCCTCGGCCGAGCCGTTGCGGGCGAGCCTGGAGTTGCAAGACCGGCTGAAGCGGGACATCCGCGAGTTGGTGAACTTGGCCGTGTCGAGCCTGGCAGTGCGGGCCTCGGCCGAGTCGAAGGCGATGGACAACCAGGGTCTTGAAGCGGGGTTGTCTTACATTGGCCTACTGTTGGAAAGCGCCGAGCGGCAGATCGCCGAGTTCTGGGCCGCCTATGAAGAGCGGAACGAGAACAAGCGCGAACTGGCGATGGTGAAATACCCGGAGCGGTATTCGCTGAAGTCGGACACCGACCGCATCAAGGAAGCCCAAGAGTTGCAGAAGCTCATGGGCGCGGTCCCCGGCCGCAAGGTCAAGCGCGAGTTGGCCAAGGGCGTCGTGCAGACGCTTTTGGGCGGCAAGATCAGCGTGGACGAGTTGGAGGAGATCACCCGTGAGATCGACAACGCCCATTACACCACCAGCGACCCAAACGTGATTATTCAGGCCGTGGTCAACGGGGCATGTGGGGCGAAGACGGCCTCCATCGCCTTGGGCTTCGACGACGACGAGTACCTGGCGGCCCGCGAGGACCATGCGGCACGGATCGCACGGATCGCGGAGTCCCAGGGCAAGGAGAACGATGGCAGCGATCCGGGCGCTCGCGGGGTGGCGGACCTATCCGCCAATCCGAACGCCGGGAAGGACGAGAAGGCGGCGAGCCGCGATACGACGATGCAAGACACCACAGCCCCGCGCGTGCGTGGCAAGGGCCGCTTTGCAGGAGAATAGCCGATGCTGGTTGACATTGATCGTGAATCCCAGGCCGAGTTTCGCGCCGGCAGCGGCGTGGTGGGCACCAGCGTGGTCCGCCTCGGCGCGGCCAGTGCGCGGCAGACGGTGACGCTCACCGACGTAACGACCGGCACCTTCAAGCTGGCGGTCGGGGAAGTGGAAACGGTCGCCATTGCCTACGACGCCTTAGCCGCCGCTGTGCAAGCCGCGCTGGTGACAATCGTTGGCACGGGCAACGTCGCTGTCTCTGGCGATCCCGGCGCGTGGGTCGTGGACTTCACAGGCGCGTTGCGGTGGCAGCTTATCGCGGCCATGACGGCAATCGACGTGGACATGGAAGGCGCGGGGCATGCTATCGCCGTGAGCGTCAACGAGCGCGGGCACGCGGTCGGCTGGGCGGTGAAGAAGTACGTCATGCTGCGGGCCAACGGCGCGAACACCAGCGTCATTATGATCGGCAACACGGCTGCCAACGCGGGCGACGGCTTCATCCTCTCCGCCGGCCAGCAGAGTCCGCCGATCCATGTGGACGACCTTCATGGAATCTACTTGGTGGGCGGCGCGGCCGATCAAGGATTCTCTTGGATTGCTTGTTGACATGAAGCGAATCTCCTTGACTCAAGGCAAGGAAGCGTTGGTGGACGATCAGGATTACGCGCATTTGATGCAGTGGAGGTGGCACGCCGTGCGCAGTCGCAAGTCCTTTTACGCTGCACGGAAGGTGCGTCGGTTGGACGGGAAGCAAGAGACTATTTTCATGCACCGGGAGGTTGCGGCACGTTGCGGGCAGTCTTGGCGACAAGTCGATCATCGTGACCGCGACAGCTTGAACAATCAACGATCCAATTTGCGTGCGGCCACAACGGCAGAAAACGGGGCAAATCGAGGTTTGCGGCGAAACAACAGATCGGGCGCAGTCGGCGTCTCTTGGGAGCCGAGGCGTCAGAAGTGGTGGGCTGTTGTCTCCTCGCATAGCGGCCGTGTTCAGCGATGCTTCGATGTCGATGATTTCGACAAAGCGGTCGCTTGGCGAGATGCAAAAGCGAAAGAGCTTCACGGTGAGTTCGCTTATCTGAACGGAGCAGCGTGATGGCAGTCAATCTCAGCTACTACGGCACTCTCGTTGAAGCAGACGAATACTTCGGGAAACGTCTTCACGAGGTCGCCTGGAGCGCGGCGTCGGCGTTGGACCGCGAGAAGGCTTTGATTGCCGCCCGAGCGATCATTGATTCTCTCAACTACAAAGGTAATAAGGCGACCGTTTATACGCTCTTGCTGGCGACCCCATCCGCCTCGCAAGACGAGATCAGGGCGAGCGAGGCGAGTCAGCCCTTGGAATTCCCCAGGGGCGCGGACACGGAAGTGCCCGAGGCCGTCCGCGTGGCCTCCTACGAGATCGCCTACGCCCTCTTGGACGGCAAAGACCCCGAGTTGGAATTGGAGAACCTGGCCGTCAACGCGATGGGGTATGGGGCGGTGAAAACAAGCTACGAGCGGTCGCAACTGCCCATCGAACACATTGTCAACCTGGTGCCGAGTTCGGCGGCTTGGCGGCTCTTGCGGCCATACTTGCGCGACTCGGACGCCTTGAAGCTGTCAAGACTGAGCTAGGCGTGTGCCCTGGCTCCACTTTACCGGCCCACCGCCGGGTCAGACCCGCGAAACCGGGCTAAGCGGAATCGTCTGTTACCAACCCTGTCCGGGCGAAGGTGTTTCATGTCCGTCTCTTTGTATCTGGCGCGTCCGTGGTCATCGTGTTTCGAGGGTGAGGATGACGCCGCGAAGGCCACTGCTGAGAAGGCCGCTGCCGAGGCTGCTGCTGTAGCCGCGGGCAAGACATTCACCCAGGAGCAGGTCAACCACCTGATTGCGACGGATCGCCGCAAGCTGGAAGACGCATTGAAGAAGACCGAGAAGCAGTACCAGGACTTGCTTAACAGTCAGAGCCTCACCGAGCAGGAGCGGAAGGCCCTGCAAGCGAATCTGGAGGTCGTGCAAGGTCAACTGCGTAGCAAGGAAGAGCAGCTTCAAGTGGAAAAGAGGCAGATGGAGGAAGCCTATGCCGGCAAGTTGCAGGAGATGGAGAAGAAGGCATCGTTCTTCGAGACGCTATACCGTGATTCCACCATCGAGCGGGCGCTGCAAGACGCCGCCGTCAAGCACGAGGCGTTCAGCCCCTCGCAGATCGTCACCCAGCTTCGCTCTCAGACGAAGATGTTGGAGGAAACGGACCCCAAGACCGGCAAGTTGATGGGCAAATTCAGGCCGATGGTCGAGATGCAGTCGGTCAACACGACGACCGGCGAAGTCGAGACCAAGGCATACACGCCCGAGGACGCCGTGAAACGGATGAAGGACGACAAGGACACCTGGGGCAACCTCTTCAAGTCTGGCGTCGTCTCGGGCATTGGCGCAGGAACGGCTACCGGCGGCCTCACGCCGGGTCAAGGCGGCAAACTGGATGCGGCGGCGATACGCAAGCTGTCGCAAGAGCAGTTCCGCGAGATTCGGGCCAACCACCCTGAATGGCTCGGACTCGATCCCTTGCCTGGCAAGAAGGGCCGCTAGCGATCAGGGGCCGGTAAGCAAAGGTTTGCTTCGGCGGCATGGGCCAGGGTGGCTCGCCGCACAAGCGGAGCAAAGGTCACACGCGAAAGTTTGGAGAACAACGATGAACCGTTTGTACCTCAGCCGCCCGTTCGCGGCCTGCTACGAAAACCAACTGGACGCCTTCATCCCCGAGTTGTGGGCGGGCGAGGGTCTGCGCATGTTGGAAACCAACATGGTCATGGCCAACATGGTCCACCGGGACTTCGAGAACGAGATCGCCAAGTTCGGCGATGTCGTCAACACCCGCCGCCCCGGCGAGTTCAAGATTCGTCGCAAGAAGGACGGCACCGCGCTGGTGCAGCAGGACGCCGTGGCCACCAACGTGCAAGTGCCGTTGGACCAGTGGTTCTACTCGTCCTTCGTGATCCGCGACGGCGAGGGGAGCAAATCCTTCAAGGAGTTGAGCCAAATCTACCTCCAGCCGGCGATGAAGACCATCGCCGAGGGCGTCGATCGCGCCTTGCTGGGCCGGGTTCACGCCTACCTTGGTACGACGGCCGACCGCGTGGGCAAACTGGGCGGCCTCACGCCCAGCACCGCTAAGGACTACGTGCTGGACGCCCGCGAGCGGTTGAACATCAACAAGGCCCCGAGCGACGGTCGCAAGCTGGTCATGGCCCCGACGAGCGAGACGGCCATGCTCAAGACCGACCTGTTCGTCAAGGCCAACGAGCGCGGCGACGGCGGCTCGGCGCTGGAGAGCGCCATCCTCGGCCGCATCCTCGGCTTCGACACCTACATGGACCAGAACGTCAACTGCGTTCTGTCGGGTTCGGAGACTGACAGTGATCCGGTCACGGAGCCGTATGCGGCGGGCGCGACCGGGGACTTGGCCTGCGTGCTCAACCCCACGGTCGGCGAGTTCGTGGTCGTGGCCGGCAACGGCCAGCCGACTTGGGCCGTGACGGGTTCGGACGCGGACGCCATCGTCCTCAACGAGCCGCTCAAGTACGCCACCGAGGACAACGCCGTGGCCACCCGCTGGGTGAAGTGCGTGACGGCCGCCGCCTATGCGGCCGGCTACAGCGAGGGCCTTGCCCTGACCGTCACGGCGAACAAGGCCCCGCAAGTCGGCCAGTTGCTCGCCTTCGGCACGACCCCCGGCACGCGGCACACCTACACGGTGATTGAGTCCGAGGCCAACGGTACGGCCTGCACCGTCTACCTGGACCGGCCGCTCGTGGCCGCCGTGGGCAACGGTGCCGACGCCTTCCCCGGCCCCTACGGCGCGATGAACCTGGCGTTCCACCGGGACGCCCTGGCGCTGGTCACCCGGCCGCTGGCCCTGCCGAACAGCCAGGCGGGCGTCATGGTCGGGCACGCCGCCCTCAACGGCATCACCATCCGGGTCTTGGCCCAGTACGACATCAACGCGGGCGGGCTGATCGTCAACTGCGACATGCTCGCGGGCGTGGCGGTGTTGAACAGCGGCCTCCTGGTCCCCGTGCTCGGCTGATCCTGTCGGTAGCGAGCATTCGGTCGCCCGTTCGGGACCAATTCTCGGACGGGCGGCCTCTCTACCGTCAACGACGCCTCCGAGTGGACGGAGTTGCCTCATGGATTCTCTACTCTTCGCACAAGCCGACACGTTTGCCGATGCGATCGCCCTACTCAAGCAGTACGGGCCGCTGGTCCTGGTCGTGGCCTTCCTTCTCTGGCAAGGCTGGGTCCGCGAGGTCCGCATGGGCAAACGGATCGTGAAACTGGAGGACGAGCAGCGCAACGTGCTCATGCCGCTCGTCGCACGCTGCGCGGACGTCATCGCCCAGAACACCCTGATGATGCAGCGATTGGAAAAGGCCCTGGACGAGCGATTCGTGTGTCCGCTGAGAGATACGTGTGCCCGTCAGCAACCGTGAAGCGCTCCCCATGACGTATCCCGCCAGCCACAGCTTGAACCAGCAGATTCGGCGCGTCTTTTACGCGCTGAAACGCCAGTTCGGCGGGACGATCACCGTCTACCAGAACGGGACCGTGACGACGGACACGAAAACCGGTGAAGTGAGCCGGACGAAAACGGCGACCCGGATTCAACGGGCCGTCGTCCTGCCCGAGACGATCAGCCGCGAAGTGAAGCAATCGATCTCGCTGATCTCCGCAAACAAGCAGATGGTCACGGGCGGCGGCTTCGAGGCGGGCAAGCGGCTGTTCATCATCGAGCGCCGCGACTGTCCCAACCTGGTTCTGAAGGAGAGCGACTGGCTCGTCTACCACGACCGCAAGTACGCGATCGAGAACTTCGAGGAGTACGAGTTCGAGGCGGCCTACATTATCCACGGCAAGGAACTGGTGGGCGAGGCGATTGGCGGCGGGGCGACCGTGGCCGAAGCCGACGCCTCCTTGACGCTTGCCGCTCAAGCCGAGGGGGAGGTGTAGTCATGCCCGCCAATCCCAACTGGGCGCGCTGGGTGTTCGCGTCCGTAGCCACCTACTTGAAGCAAGTGGCCCAAGGCCAGCAGCTTCCCGTTCTGATCGAAGGCTTGGACGAGCGGACCACGGAGTTTATGAGCGCCACGGATCGGTGCGAGATCCGCATCACGGGGCCGTTCACCAGGGAAGTCAGCCGCGACTGGTATCAGATCGAGGTCGTGGTGAATGTCCTGTTTGTGAGCCGCTACGAAGAGCAGAAGAATCAATACGCCATTATTCAGAAGACGGGCGTATTCCAGGAGGCAATGGATGCCAGCATCGCCGTCTACAAGTACGGAGTGGGACCGGACGACGACGAGCACGCCCTGGTTGGCTGCCTCTCCCCGGTCCAAGGCCGGCACGACGCCATCCGAGTGATGCACTTCGGGCAGATCAGCCCGACCGATCGGTTGAAGCAGTCGATGGTAGACGCGCGCTACCGCATGGAGATTTCCACCAACCAATAACAGGAGAACCCGAACATGGCACGCATCGAATTGCGAGACTGCGATGTCATTCTGCAAGACGGCCTCAGCGGCACGGCCCAGGTGAACGAACCGTCCACCCCGCCCGTTGCGACCGACACCAGCTTTGCCATCGACACCGTTGCGCTGAACACGCCCGTCACCACCAAAGTGCCCATTGGGGCACGTTTCAAGGTCGCGGGCGAAACGACCCCGGTGTTCCACACCGTCACGGCCCGCACCCCGGCCGACGCCGGCCCGACGACCGAAATCACGTTTACGCCCGCGCTGGGTGCCGGCACCTACCTGGACGAGGGCGTGGTGACGTTCTATCCCCAGAATCTCGACATCAAGATCGGGGAAGGGAATCTCACCTACACCGAGCACAACGAGTACGAGTACCTCAAGGACCGGGGCGACTTGGACACGGTGAAGGAAGGTGACGAAGTGCCGATGGACGTGAAGCTGGAGGCCGTCTTCGAGCACATTACGCAAGGCACAAGTGAGCCGGTCAGCCCGATGGACGCCATCAAGGGCATCGGCGGGGCGGTCGAGTGGGTGAGCGCTTCAAGCGACCTGTGTGAGCCGTACTGCGTGGACGTGGTGGTCCTGCACACGCCGCCCTGCGGCACGTCGGAGATTGAGCGCGTCACCTTCCCCGACTTCCGCTCGGAAACCCGCGAGATCAACTACAAGGAGTCCACGATCTCGATCACGGGCAAGTGCAAGGCCACCGAACCCATCGTCGAACGTGAATCGGCGTCGTAGTGACGACTCCCCGGCGAACGCCCGCGGGCCTCAGCCGGTCGGATTGGTCTCTTTATCAAGAGACCAATCCGGCAGGGCTGGCACTGGGCCAGCCCTGCCATTCTCAACTTTTCTGCGAGGGACAACCATGAAGATTGCCGGTATCGACCCCAAAACCCTGTGCAACGAAGTCGTGCTCGTCCTGCCACGCGGCGACGCCCAGATCGTCTTCCGCGCGCGTGGCCTGACCGACATGGACGAGTTCGACGCCATCTGCCCGGTGCCCAAGCCGCCGGGCAAGCTCACCAAGGACGGCTGGGTGCCACAACTCAGCGACCCGACCTACCAGCAGGTGATGGCCGAGTATGCGAAGAAGCGGCTCGGGTACATCGTGACCCGCTCCCTGGAACCGAGCGAGATCGAGTGGGACACGGTGAAGCGGGACGACCCCCGCACCTGGCCGAACTGGGAGCCGGACTTGAAAAGCGGCGGGCTGACCCAGATCGAGGCTAACCGCGTGCTGGCCCTGGTCATGGAGGCCAACGCCTTGGACGAATCCAAGCTCCAGAAAGCCCGCGAGGTTTTTCTTGCTGGTCCGGCTCCGCTGCCGCCCGAGTTCTCTTCGCCCCGTTCCGAACCGGCGAATGCGCCGTCTGGCGAGCCTGTCAGCGGCTAGGCATTCGTCCTCCGGGGGTCAAGCAGTCGTGGGACGAGTGCGGCCTTGAGACCCAAGCTCTTATCGTCGCGTTCGATCAGATTTCGACCTACGACGAACAGGAACGGGAGGCTCAGGTACTTGGGGCAAGGATGCCCTTCGGTTCGCCTCGGGACTGCCGAAGACAAGGTGCCGGACCATGAAGTTCACTGCCTCGCTCGCCGCGCCGTCGATGGACTTGTCAGGATACCGCAAGGCCCTGGACGCTCACCTGAAGGCCACGATTGCCCAGGGCCTTATGGAGTGGTTGGAGGCGGTCCTGGCGGAGATTCCGGTGTGGAGCGGGGCGTCACGTGCGACATTCGTGAAGTTAGCCCAACAGATCAGCTACGGTCTGCCCGTCGCACCGGCGGCGACCGCGACGGGCGAACGGATCAATCGCACGGGAATGGGGATCGCACAGAGCGACGGCAGATTGACGGCGGACAAGGAAACGGGCGAGTACACCTTCACCTACAGCACGACGCTCCCGTGGCTGATCTGGAACGAGTACCACAATGCCAACGTCGAGCCGGACCCGACCCTCTTCTATCGCGTGATTAAGGAAGGCCCCTACAACTTCCAGGTCGTCGGTGCCAGGGCCTTCCTGCGGTTTGCCGAAAGCGTGGACCTTCCTTCCGTCAAGCCCCATGTGCGTGCGGTCCGCGTCAAGTTCTAGCAAGGTGCCTCATGGCTGAGGAAATCGTCTCCAAACTCGGCTTCAACGTCGAAGATGCGCTTTCCGCGCTCACTCGACTTGATACCAAGCTGCGCGAGGTGCAGAACACCTTCCAGCAGTTCGGTGCCGCACTGGGGGCATGGAACGCCAACACGACCGGGCCGGTCAACGTCCTCACCACGATTGCGGACAACGCGAGCAGGGCCGCCTCGGCAATGGGCCGCTTAAACCGGGCTTATGCCCAGGCGTTGGCCCTGCCTCCATCGTCGGTGGCCGGTCCCAACGGCTCCATGCCGGCGGCCACGCTGCCGCAAGGCACGCCGAAATTGTGGCTCCCGCCGGATTACTCTCAGGCGACCGCCTCGGTCAAGCAGTATGCCGACGCGGTGAGGCAAACGGATGAAGTCACCAAGAAGGCGCACAACTCCACCCAGAAGTGGGTCGTGAGTTGGGAGACGATGGCCCGCGTGGTAATGACCCAGGCCATCGTCCGCGCCCTGAGCCAGATTCGCAACGCCTTGCACGGCGCGGTAACGGAATCCATCGAGTTCCAGCGGCGGATCGCCGAGGTCCAGACCGTCGCGCCGAAGATCGGCGGTGGCTTCGCGTCGCTTACCAGCGAGGCGGCGGAGTTCGCCAAGCAGTTCAACATCCCCTTGGCGCAGGCCACCGAGGGCCTGTACGAGACGATCTCCGATCAGTTCTCGGGGATGTCCGAGCGGGCCAACGTGATGTCGGCGGCGATGAAGCTGGCGAAGGTCGGCGTCATGGACTTCCAGGACGCCACCACGCTCTTGACCGGCACCTTGAACGCCTTCGGCATGACCAGCGAACAAGCCGAGGCGGTGGCCGCGAAGTATTTCACCACGATCAACCTGGGGCACGTCCGGGGCAAAGAACTAGCGGACACGATGGGGCAGGTCATCCCCATCGCCGCCGAGTTGGGCGTCAGCCTCGATGAGCTGAACGCCGCAATGATCGCCATGACCATCGGCGGCCTGGACGCCCATAAATCGGTGACGGGCCTGCGTGGAGCAATGACCGCGTTCCTAAAACCCTCGGAGGACATGAAGAAGGTCGTCCGGGAGCTGGGCTTCACCTCGGCCGAGCAGTTGGTCCAGGCCAAGGGTTTTCAGGGAGCCCTGCAAGCCGTCGCCGACGCCTCCGACAACATGGCTTCCAGCATCGCCAAGTCGTTCCGCAATGTCCGCGCCCTGGTGGCGGAGTTGCGCTTGACCGGGGAGGGAGCCCAGAAGGTCGAAGAGGCAATGAAAGCGATGGCGACTTCGACCCCCGACATGCTGGAGAACATCTACAAGCAGTTCACCAGCACGGATTCGGAGAAGCTGACCCGCGAGATCAACCGGCTCAAGATCAATCTGACCCAGGACTTCGGCAGCAGTCTGACCGGAATCCTGGGGACGATGATGCAGCTTATGGGCGGAGCGGATCGGCTCTCGGCGGCCATCCAGGCGATCGGCTTTGCGGCGATGCCGGCCGCCGCTGCCCTGGGCATCCTGGGGGTGGCCGCGGCGACCGCCCATCTTTCCCTCGGCCCCATCGGATGGGCGCTGCTGGGCATCACGGCGGCGGTGTCGTTGTTTGTCGGCGGCATGTCCTACGCCACGGCGCAGTCGATCAACGAGACACGCCGACTGGCCACCGAGCAGCGCCAGGCCACCTTGGAATACATCAAAAGCAAGGAAGAGGAACTGCGTGCCCTCCGTGAAACGGAGGAAAAGAAGCGAACGGAGGAGAACCGTAGTTGGGAGAACCGGGCGGCGGTCATCCGGCGGGAATACTTCAAGGCCCTGGACGAACTGCGCGATAAGAACAAGGAGATCATCGAGAGCGACCGGCAGGCCATGCAGTCGATGATCGCCTCGCAAGAACGTGTGGTGGCCGCCTACCGCAACGCCGCCAACGCGGCGCTGCGGATCGTGCAGGAGTCGCAGAACCGTCGCGTGTCTCTGGAGGAGCAGTATTCCGACAGGCTCTTCAAGGAGCACAACGAGCAGCTACGCCTGAATGACGAGCAGAAGGCGGAAGCCATCCTGCGTCGAAGCTGGGACCTGGAAAAGCAGGCCAACGAGGCACTCGCCCGGGCGCAGACAGCGGACGACGTGCAGCGCGCCCAGGCGATTGCCCAGCGATCCAAGGCGTATCTCGACGAAGGGACGGCCCTGGCCAAAGAGACGCAGAACACGTGGCTCCAATACCAGGCGGAGCGGAGCATTCTGTCGAACCTCGAACAGCAGATCAACGCTGAAAAGAAGCTGGAAACGCTCCAAGCCGAGCGGGCGCAAAAGCTGGCGGACGAAGCTGCCAAGGAGCAAGGACGGCTGGACCAGATGAAGGCCCTGATGAAGGCCATCCTCACGGACCTGCAAGCCTTCGACAAGCACGGGGCGAAATCTCCCAGGGAGTTGGCCGAACAGCAAGCCCGGCTCACCCAGAACATCGGCAAGTTCCGCGAGCTGTGGCTGGGCGGCAAGAAGGTCGAGGTGGCCGACCTGTTGGCCTTCGACCAGCTTCAGCGCCGCGTGACGATGGCCTTGGAGGGCGGCGTCTCGCAGGCAGAGGTAAGGCAGCTTTACTCGGCACCCGAGACCTTTGCCAAGTTCCGGGCGGACATCGAGCGGGGCATCGGCCCGGTTCGCGTGATGATCGACATGGGAAGGATCGGCGGCAGTCAGCGGATGTGGAAAGACACGGAGGGCCTGACCGCCGAGGAGACGATGCAGCACTTCTCTCAGGAGTTGCAGCGTTCCACCGAGATCATCAATAAGTTTGATGCGACCAAGGACGCCGTGAAGGTAGCCAATGCCGCCTTGGAGAAGACTCGTGGCGAGATCACCGGCACGCTGGACCGCTGGGCGAACGTCGGTTGGGTGAAGGATTTGGAACGCTTCGGCGGGGTGTGGGCACTGGCGCACGACCGGCTGGGACGATTCACCCACATCAAGGAGGCCGTGATTCAGCTTGAGGATGCGATTGGCAAGTTCCGCACGCCCGGCGCGAAAATCTCGACCGAGGATTTGGACTTACTCAAGACGGCCCAGGCGAAGTACCTGGAAGCCGTCCGGCCGAGCGCCAAGAGCAGAGCGGCCTTGGAAGAGTTCATCAAGACGGCCGAAGGGGTGACCGAGGCCGCCAACAAGGTTGAGACCCTGAGCAAGGGCGCGAAGGAGTTGGAAGGCCCGGCGGCGGAGGCCATGCAGAATAGGCCCGCCATCGAGGCCGCCTTGAAGGCCGCCGAAGAGGCGGCCCGTAAGGCAAAGGAGAGCACCGGCGAGGCAAAGACCAGCGCCGAGGCCGCGGGCACCGCCTTGTCGCAGGTTTCGCAGATCGACATGAGCGGGCTGGTCGGCCAAGTCCGCAACATGGCCGACGCCATGTGGGAGGTGGCTACGGCGTCCATGATGGTGCAGTCCCCGTCATGGGAAATGACCGCGCACAGCGGCGGCAAGGCGTGGAACTTCCTTGCCGCTGGAGGCAGGCCCCAGGGCACGGACGTGATTCCGGCGATGCTCTCGCCGGGCGAGGTGGTCATTAACGCCGCCTCGGCGCGGCGGTTCGCCGCGCAATTGACCGCCATCAATGCCGGCGTCCAGCCGGTCTACCGTAGCGAAGGCGGCAGCGTCACCAACATCGGTGACATCAACGTGAACGTAACCGGCGGCGGAACCAGCCGCCAGACGGCAAGGTCCATCGCCGCCGAATTGCGACGTGAGTTGCGGCGCGGCACAGCGACCCTGTAACCCCTTTTGTGAAGCAGAGGAAAACCCATGAGCGTCAGTCGAATGAGTGTTGGCCAGAACTCGGGTTGCAGCATGGTCCGCGCCCGCAAGAGCGAAGACCAGCTTCAACCGCGAGGCCGGTTCGTAGTCGAGCACTTCCGCAAAGGCGAGAAGATCGGCCACTACGAGTTCCCCAACGGCATTGCCAACGAGGGCAAGAACAAGCTCTTGGACGTGATGTTCCACGGCACGACGGCGATTACGACTTGGTGGCTGGGGCTGATCGACAACGCCGGCTATTCGGCGCTGGCGGCCACGGACACCTACGAGAACATCGACCAGGCCGGCAACGGCTGGGACGAGTTCACCGACTACACCGACCCGGCCAATGCGGGCAGCGCCAGCACCCGCCCCGAGTGGACGGAGGGCGCGGCCTCCAGCCAGGCCATTACCAACGGCACCCCGGTGGTCTTCGACATCACCAGTAGCGGCACCGTCAAGGGCCTGTTCCTGGTGGGCGGCATCGCCAATGCCCAGAACAAGGGCAACCACGAGGCGGGCGGCAACCTTTGGGCCACGGCCCTGTTCGGCACGGGCGACGTGCCGGTCAACGCCGAGGACCAGTTGAAGGTGACGTACACCGTCAGCGCGTAACAGGAGACTCCCTCGCCACGGGTCGGGCGGGGTCGCTTTTGATCCCGCTCGGCCCTTCTTTCCCTCTGTGAGGAATCACGATGGCCTACGAACGATTTGCAAACGGCGGCCTCTCTTCGCTGGACGCCGCCATCGACAACGATGATCTCGCCTTGACAGTGAAGTCGGCTGTCGGATTCCCCACCGGCGGCAACTTCCGCATCATCGTGGACAACGAGATCATGCTGGTCACGGACGTGCAAGGCAAGGTCTTCACCGTCACGCGGGCGCAAGAGGGCACCAGCGCCGCCGGTCACGACGCCGATGCCGCTGTCTTTCATATTCTCACGGCCGGTGCCTTGGCCCAGCGGGACATCGAGCAGATTGCCACCGGCGCAGTCGCCAACCGCGATGCTGCCGGGCAGGCGGGCCGGCTCTATCTGCCGACCGAGGGCTACATCGCCCGTGACAACGGCCTTGAATGGGAGCGTATGCCCTTCTGGCGGTTCACACCACCGGCCAGCGGCGACTTCACCTGGGTCAACCAAGGGACGGCCACGGTTGCCGATACGAAGGGCATGATGGTCTTGACCACGCCCAGTGTGGCGTCGGGGGAGAATCTGCGGTGTCTGGTCAAGTCCGCGCCGTCAACCCCTTACACGATTACGGTTGCCTTGATGGCCCACAGCCCCATCTACACCACCTCGTCGGTGATGCCGCAGTACGGCATTTGTCTGCGTCAGAGTAGCGACGGCAAGTTGCTCACCTATGGCTTCGGCTACAACAACTATCCGTTCCGTTTTCAATACGCACAAATGACGAATCCCACGACGGTCTCCGGCGGCGTCGTGGACACGACGGTGCCCCGGCACTGGCCGCTTTGGTTGCGCGTCAGCGACGACGGCACCTATCGGAGAGTCTACGTCTCCGGGGATGGCGTTCGGTTCCAGCCTGCGGTGACGGCCGAGTCACGGACGGCGTTTCTCACGGCCGATCAGGTGGGCGTGTTCGCCAACAGTTGGAAGAACGACAAGATAACGCGCGTCATTTCCTTCTTGCACTGGAGAGAGTCCTAATGGCTGAGCAATTCAAGAACCTCGCCAGCACCACGCTCGCCGAAGACCTGGATGATTCGGAAACTGAGGTCGATGTCGCCAGCGCGATGGGCTTCACCGGCGGCGATTTCCGCATCCTCGTGGACAGCGAGATTATGAAGGTCACGGGCGTCAGCGGGACGACGCTGACGGTCACACGCGGCGCGGAGGGGACGAGTCCAAGTTCCCACACCAATGGTGCCACCGTCCGTCACGTCCTGACGGTTGGCGCGCTCGACGCCCACGACCAGAATGACCTTATGGTCCGGGATGCCTACGCCAGCAAACCCGCTGCCGGCGTGCCGGGGCGCATCTTTCTGCCGACCGATGGCATCTTCATCGAGCGCGACAATGGCTCGGCCTGGGAGAAGTTCGGCCCTCTATGGCCTATGACTCCTCCGCAAGCCTCGGATTTCCCGACCTGGGTGAACCAAGGCTCGGCGACCATTACGGACAATAAAGGGGCGATCTGGATGGAATCGCCCACCATCTCCAGTACCAACTACCGGCTGCGGGTGAAATCTTATCCCAGCCCGCCGTTCACGGTGGAAATGGCGGTGGTCTTTCTCGTTCCCCCCAATGCCGGCAGTTACGCAGGCGCGGGGCTTATTATCCGCGATGATGTGTCGGGCAAGGTGCAACACTATGGGTATTACGATGGGAGTCCGGGCGTGATTGGGGGCTACAACCGTCCCACCGTCACGGGTAGTAGCACCGCCATCACGGGCTGGCCGGGATCGGGACAACTCTACCAGACCGAATCAGGGCTGCTCTGGATCAAGTACGAAGACGACAACACGAACCGCAAGATTTCGATTTCCACGGACGGCTATTCGTGGGTGCAGATGGTCAGCCTCTCTCGAACCGACTACCTGACTCCGACGCAGATCGGGATTTGGCTTGCAGCCCAGCAGACCACTCCTGACTGCAACCAGGGGGCAACCTTTCTCCACTGGAAGCAATACTAATGGAAACCTTCGCCAATCAGGCCGTTACCACGCTGTCGGCTGCAATCACCAGCGTGACCGCCACGAGTTGCACGGTCGTCGATGCCACGGCGTTTCCGGCTTCCGGGAACTTCCGCATCAAGATCGACAGTGAAATCCTCATTGTCACCGGCGTGGCGGGCGAGACCTTCACCGTCACGCGCGGAGCCGAGGGCACCACGGTGGCCACGCACGCCAATGGCGCGAACGTCATTCATCTGTTGACCAAGGCCGGCTTGGAGGCGCGGGTCGCCAACCGCTTCATCACTGATCTTTACGCCAATAAGCCCGCCGCCGGGGTCAAGGGACGCTTGTTCCTGCCCACGGACGGATTGTTCCTGGAATACGACGACGGGGCGGCCTGGCACAAATACGGGCCGTATCGCCGGTTCAAAGCGCCGCCCGAGACCGGCTGGTCGTGGGTCAACCAGGGCAACGCCACGGCTACGTACATCGACGGCCGGGTTGTCCTCGAAGACCCTGATCTCGACTCCACCGATCCCCAGCTTCGCCTCTACGTCCGGCCCGCGCCGCAATGGCCGGCAACCTTGACGCTGGCGTATCTGGCAAACGGGATCGGTGGCGGCAGTTCGCCGTATCCTCAGATGGGCTTCTGCACGCGCCAGCAAAGTCCCGGCATCAGCTATGACGGCTACCTCGCTGCATACGGCATTATGCTGGGAGGTACACAGTGGCAGTCGTATGGGGCTTCGCACATCTCTCCGACGAACAGCGGTTCGTCATATAGCTGGGACGACTACTTCATGCCCCAGCGGCTCATTTGGGGCCGCTTGGAGGTTTACGGCGACCGAAAGCGCTTCTATATGTCGGTGGACGGCGTGAACTTCATCAAGGTCAAGGACGATTCTATAAGCTCTTACGGGATTAACCAGGTCGGCATCTTCATCGACCCCAAGAACAACGCTCAACCCGTCTCGTTGTCTCTGGTCCACTGGGAAGAGGGCTAAGCGATGGCCCAGACCGGCAAGCTAGGCACCGCCGATTCCCAACTGGCGAACGTGCAACTGGCGTTTGCCGCTGCCGAGCCATTGCCGCCCTCGGTCACGACGGAGAGCGGCCGACTTGGCGGGCAGTTGGGAGACATGGTTCTCGCCCTCGGCGGGGTGATTGGCGCGAGCGTCATTCACCTTGCGGCCGAGAGCGTGCTTGTCGCTGCGCAGACGGCGGCCGGCGAGGGCGTGTTCGCGCCTCATGCGTCTCCGCTTTGGGCCTTGGGTGGTCAAGACTCTCAACTGGGCGACACCGAACTGGCCTTCTCCGGTGCGGACTCGCTGCCGACGACTACTACCCAGAGCGGCCGGCTCGGCGTGCAACTGGGCGGTCTGGTCCCCGGCCTCGGCGGTCTGGTCGGCGCTGGCGTCATTCACCTTTCGGCCGAGAGCGTGCTGGCGATCGCGCAGACGGCGGACCCTGCCCCGACGTTCGCGCCTCATGCGTCTCCGCTATGGGCGTTGGGCGGTCAAGACTGCCAATTGGGCGATACCGAACCGGCGTTCGTCGGAGCCGAGGAGGCGCGGCCGGAGACCGGCGACCAAACCGGGCAGCTTGGTACGCTCAATTCGCTGTTGGGCAACATGCGCCCTGCCCTGGGCGAGCAAGAAGGCGGCGGCGGGGCCAACATCGTCTATGCCGATGCGGAGAGCGTTTTGGCGGTGTCGGCCGAGGCGGCTACGAGCGTCGTGCGGACGTGTGCCGCCTCGAGCGCACTGGTCCTGTCGGACGCCGCTGGACGCAACAATCTCCTGAGCGGGGCCGCCGAATCGGCGGTCAGCCTGGACACGGCGGCAGCCTTTACGGTGGCGCGGGCGGCGGCGGCCGAGAGCACGCTGGCCCTGGCAGAGGTGGCCGGGCGCAACAATCTGCTCAGCGGTGCGGCCGAATCTCCGATCAGCCTGGATGTAGCGGCTGGATTCACGGCCGCATGGGCGGTGGCGGGCGAAAGCACGCTTGTCCTGACGGATGCGGCGGCCAATATCGGCGGTCAGCTTATCGAGGCGGCGGCAGAGTCTACGCTGGTCCTGGACGTGACGGCCGACTTCACGGTCGCGCGGGCGGCGGCAGCCGAGAGCGCACTGGCCTTGACCGACGCAGCCGGCCGCAACAATCTGCTCAGCGTCGGCGCTGAGTCCGCGATCAGCCTGGATACGGCGGCGGAGTTCGCGGTGGCACGGGCGGCAGCAGCGGAAAGCGAGTTGGCCTTGGCTGATGCGGCGGGCCGTAACAACTTGCTTAGCGCCAGCGCCGCGTCGGCACTCAGTTTGACCGTCGAAGCGGCCCGCGTCTTGCCGGCTGTTATCGACGTGGCGGCCGAGTCCGCGATCAGCTTGACGGTGACGGCCGGGCGCAACAACATCGTGGCTGCCGATGCCACGAGCAGTCTGGACCTGCCGTGTGCGGCGACGTGCGTTCATGTTGTCCCCACGCCAGTCAGCGCCGATTCGGCGGTCAGCCTGGACACGGCGGCGGCCTGCTCGGTCGCGCGGACGGGGTGGGCTTGGGACGACCTTTGGGACTTGTGGCACGAGGCGTCGGTCGTCGTCGTGCGGAAACTGGCCGCTGAAAGCCCCCTCACGCTGGCCCAGTCGGAAGTGACCGCGCGGCCGTGGTACTTGTCGGTCGAGACCCCGGTTCAGACGGTCACCGAGGAGTATGACCCCGAGGTTGACGATCTGGTCGAGCGGATCGAGGGCCTGCAAGACGCCGCGAGCGTGGCCCGTCCGCTGCCGTTGCCGGTCCACCAGCCGATCCCACTGGGTCAGTCGGCCTCGGTCGTGAAGGTCAAGCCTACGGCCATCAACGTCTCGGCCGAGAGCGTTCTGGAACTGCTGGGCGAAGTTCGGCCGAATAAGACCGGGGACGTGGGACATTGGCTGGCGTTCACGCAGACCGCCACGGTCGATAAGTGCAAGCCGGCCCGGTCGGCGTTGGAGTTGGCGGCCGAGGCGGCGGCCGTGTGGACCGGCCCGCGTGACGCGGATTCGGCGATTAACCTCCGTCAGTCGGCGACGTATTATCTGGTCTCGGCCGGCGTCCTTCAGCGGTATCACCCGTTTGTCGGGGCGGGGGAAGTCGGAGCT